TTAAGAATAGCACTTGAAAAAGGATCAAATGATGTTGAACTAGGTCCAGTTTCTAAACCAACTGTTCTTCTGAATAAGCAACGAACATTGATAAATTCTTGTGGTAATGTATAAGTGTCAATATTCTTAATAACCGTCATTAAAGTATAAGATTCAGCAGTAGCATTTTGTGCCCGTTGCCTATAAATTTTAATGGCATAATTATATGCAGCCTCATAATGCTGAGGATCAAGTTCTAAATCAATGATACCTTGGCCCAATCTAAGACTGACATTGTTAAATAATGCTTGTTTTAATTGATCTAACGTTAATCCAGATGGGGTACTTAAAACACTTGCAACTGGTCCTATACTCATAATGATTACCTGATGATAACTATATTTATCAAGCAATCACTAATGTTACAAATCTCCTTCTTTACGATTCTCGCTATAAAAAGGATCAAAGTCTCCACTAGGATATCTTGCTTTTAATTTAGTTACGTTCTCAGAAATAACATCATTAGGATCTAAGTTAAGTGCTCTGCAGGCATTGGTCCAATACCACATGATATCTCCTAACTCCCTCTTCATATGGAAAACAGTTTCTTCGGTAAGAGGTTTACCTTGAAAAAACAGTTTCTTAACAATTTCTTGAAACTCACCTGATTCACTACCTAATCCAATCGCAGAAGTAAGTAGTAGAGGGACATTAATTGTTGGTCCCTTTTCTTCAAGTTTATCATCCCACATTCCATCTAGATAATCTAGACGGTTAATGAATGATGTTAAATCGTTACTGTCTCGGCTAGTTACAGCCTCTACAAATTCACTATATTTGTTTAAATCAATTTGTTTTGTCATATTAAAATGCCTTTAAAATAATAAGATTTTCATTTGTTCTACCATTAGGAGTTGTACCCACTGCTTTAATTTCATTAAAGAACTTTCTTCCAGCAGGTTTACCTAGCTTCATCAATGCAGGAAGTGATTCACTAGGCTTACGTAAAGTTTTAACCTGACTCTTACTGATATCAAACCCAAGAATAGTAGTCCCCTTCACAGTGAAGGTTTTGCTATACTCATCTGCACACAAATAAATCAATTTGCGTTTTGAGGTATCATAAAGATAGCATTCACTAGCACCATGTAGTTTAGTAGGATGGATACTAATTAAGTCTAGTTTAAGGGCTTCATCTTTAAAAGCCCTGAGGTATTTAAGTTTTGAAACTTGTTTCTCTACTGAAACAGGTTTACGTGCCCTAGGTGCCCTTGCAGTCTTTTTAACGGAGATATAACTATTCAATTCACTAAGCACTTGCTCAATAAATTTGATAATGTTTTTAACTTGAGTTTTGGTCAAGAAAGCATAACCTTGAACCAAGTCGCTATCTTTGCCTTCTAGAACCAATGAAAACTCTACTAGTTTCTTTTTCCAAACATCGCTAATGATACTGATATGTTGAGATAGAATGTTTTTCTTTTTTACTTCATCAATGATTTTAAAACTATGATTAGCTTTTGCGCCATCTTTAATATATTCATCAAAAATACCTTCAAGCTCCCCTGCTACTTCAGAAGCTTTCTCTCGCATAATTTCTTGAACATTGGGGCGGTTAGTAGGTGTTTCTTTGCCCTCTTCTTTTGTAACTGAGGTCATACTTGCTTTAGCAAGTTTGGGATTTGTAAATGTTTCCGTCAGCCGAGTAAGTTCATTGTTTACTTTTGTCTGTTCTGCATCGGTTAATACTAACCCGCGCATATTCATGCGAGCCAACCAACAAAGAGACATTGCAATTTCGCTATCTTCTACTTTACGCAGAAGTTTACCTTGTTCAGGATTGCCTTTAAATTCGGTATATTGAATCAGCAATTCTTTAGCATCTTTTCGACCAAAGAAGCGACTGTACCAACGAAGTCCGTTCGATAGTGCTGAGGTTCGACCCTCAACCGTTGGTTGCTCTTTAAACTCGGGTTCAGTGCCGTAATATTTCGAATCCTCATCCTTAGGATTAAGGGTCTTTACGACAAACTGGGGCGCTGACTTTCGGCTCATACAAACTCCGTTAACTTGATTATTTCTTATTTTACACTAGCTTGGCATTTCTGTCAAGCCTCTGATATTTAGTTGTATAGAAACAACAGATAAATACTGTATGCCCCGCTTATCACTTTACCATCCAGTAAAATCCAACGATTACCGTTTTTTTGATAGGAATATATCAGAACAATTTACTGCGGGTGGAACTGATTTATACATACATAAGTATTTAGGTCCTACTGATCAAGGCCCATCAATTGACTATACACAACCTCAATACGATGCGTTAAATCCTAATAATATACAAGATTTACTATTCTTAGAAAACAGAGATAGGACTTACGGTACAAACATATACCGTCTACGTGGTCATTACAGTGTACAAAACCTAGACTTTGATTTAAGTCAATTCGGGTTGTTTTTAAATAATGATATTATCTTTATTACCGTACATTACAATGATATGATTGAAATTGTAGGTCGTAAACTAATGGTAGGTGATGTATTAGAATTACCACACTTATTAGATTATAATCCTCTTAGAGAAACAATACCAACTGCGCTCAAAAGGTTTTATCAAATTACTGATAGTAACTATGCAAGTGAAGGATTTTCTCCAACTTGGTATCCACATTTATGGAGAATTAAATGTGAACCATTAGTAGATAGTGAAGAGTTCTCGCAAATATTAACTGAACCAATTAATCAAGATAATTATTTAGGACTATGGGATAAGAATAGAACTTATCCACCTGGATATGTAATTACATATGGCGATAAAAATTATATATCTACAAAAGAGGTACCAATTGGAGTTACTCCTCCTGATCCAAATTATTGGGAATTAGATGTGTCAAGAAATCTAAAAGATATATTATCAACTTACAATAGAAACATTGAGATTAATAATGCCAATCTTAATGAAGCGGCTAGAATTGTACCATTATCAGGATATGACACAAGTAATCTTTACATAGTTCCTACATATGGTACATACGAAACTAATACACAATTGTCAGGTAAATATAATCAACCTGCTCCACCAATAGGGGTTTTAGTACCTACCCCAACTGGTTCTGTTACAGCGACAGGTACAGTCTCTCTTATGAAGAGTCCTAGATATAAAAATCCAAGTCCAGTAATAAAAATTAAAAAAGAAGTAGTAAAAAGTATTTGGGATATGACTGTTGATATGGCGCCTGAACAGGCACCAATTGACAAATTCATGCAGGTTAATTTACAACTCTTTGAAATAGCACCTGAAGTAATAGGATCGGGCTCAGGTGCAGTTCAAGGAGAAATGGTATTAACTGCTACATCTACAGGTATGATAACAGGTCCATATGGAACTGCGGATAATACTTATGCAACCGCTGATCAAGATCCTGAATTACCCGGATTTACTGGTACTGTATCACAACAAATGGATTTCCGTGCTGATTGCGATCCCAGATTCCAATTCATTGCTCGTTCAACTCCAAGATCATTCGGATATACTGTTGGTTATTTGACTGGCGACGGCTCTACACCAAATGGAATACCAACTGGTATTACTAATACACCACCGTTATATCCATTACCTGAAAACTCGGTCGGCGCTGTTCAAATGGCTAATATGTTAAATTCTGTAAATGCTGCATTGGGTGTTGGTGCAACATCTGGTACTGGTGCGTCACCAACTGGATCAGGAATTTCTTTCCCGCAAAATCCACAAGTCGGAGATTATTTCTTACGCATAGATTACTTGCCACAAGTGTTGTATCGCTGGAGTGGTAAATTATGGGTAAGAATTTCTAGTAATGTAAGAACAGATACCGGATTTACAGAAGATGATAAATCATTACTTTCAGGATTTATTAACGATAGTAATGTATTCTTGTCTACTACAGGCAATGTTATTCCTGAGAAACAAGCACTGTCTACTATATTAGATATTGCACCTGATCCTCTACCACCAATAGTTTAATACATGGCACAATTTTTCTACGATCAACAAATACGCAGATTTTTAATTCAATTTGCAAAAATTTTTAGTTCATGGTATGTTACTAAGGGTAAAGATCCTTCAGGAAATCCGATATTAGTTAGAGTTCCTATTATGTATGGAGATAGTAGTAGACAGGCTGCTACTATCATAGCTGATAATAGCGCAAGTAATTTACCATCTGCCCCATTAATAACATACTATATAAGTGGATTAGAATATAATCAAAAATGGACTCAAGATCCTACATTCGTTGATAAAATTAATGTAAGACAAAGAGCATACAATTCAGAAACGCAAACCTATGACACAACACAAGGTCAAGCATTTACTGTTGAACGAATAAT